GGGTTACGTCCATCACTTCAGCTTCGACGATCCGCATCTGAGCCTGCTGCAACGCCTCAGTGATCGAGATAGACCCCGCCACCTCGACCTGCTTGACCTCGCCGTAGCGCTTTTTGTTCCACGCGCCCATCAGCCACTTGCGAGTGTCGATCTTGAGCTTGGAGCGCTGCACATCCTCGATGCTGTCCTCGGCATCGGCAATCTCAAGAATCTCGCCTGCAATGAACTCGGTCCTGCTCTCTTGCGCTTCCTTGAACCGCTCATGGCGCATTGGGTCACGCTTGACCCACTTGAGGAAGTCTTCGTAGCTGATCACCCGATAGTCATCTTCGAGAAGGTCACGCAGGCTGCGGCCCCGATAGACCTGCTCAATGACTCGTTCGAACATCTGTTCGTACTGGGTGTGCAGCAACTGCCGCGACTCCACGGGGAGCTTCGGTGGTCTTGGGTCTGGGCACGACAGCCAGCTTGGCAGTTCGATTGGTTGCTCACTGGCGACAGCCGTGCCTACGGGATTAGGGTTGCCTTGTTCCATAGTGCTCGTGAGTCTAGCACGGGGATGTTTAGTTGTGTCAATGGGTGTAGTTGGGTTTATGGAACCCATTGGGTTTCTGATTTTTGAAAAAATTAAAAATGGTTCGCGGTGCCTCCCGGCCCAGCACCCCGGTCGCTCGGCCCTCGCCCGCCCCCGTCGGCGCGGAACCGGGCACCCGGCGGCACCCGGGAACCCGCTGGGCGGCAGCACCCAGCACCCCGGCACCCAGCGGATCAGCACCCAGCACCCCGGCACCCGCTGGGCGGCAGCACCCCGGAACCCGGCATTAATCGGCACCCCGGAATCCGGCAGCACCCGGCGGCACCCCGGCACCTATTGCACCCGCTGGGTGCTGGGTGCCCGCTGGGTTGCTGATCCGCTGATCCGCTGGGTCAGGATCATGCGAGTGTGACAAAGTGCCCTTTCGCGCGGACCCTTGAAAAAGCTCTTTTTTCTGATCGATCACCTTTTCCCCAGAATCAAGCCCCCCAAAATAAAAGGCACAATTGTCACAATGAGGATCAGCAATACCCTCTGGGTTTAGTAGGATATTTGATCCCCGGGCTTGACAAGGCAAACCCGCTGGGTTACATTGTAGTCACTGCACATCGAGTGCAGCACCCTGTAACCCGTAACCTCGAAAGACAATCATGATCAACAAGTCCGAAGCCCGCGAGATCAACAAGCTTACTCAATACCGCGCCCTGGGTGCCGATAAAGGGATGCTTGCCCGCTCACTTTCAGCCCTCATTCGTGCTGCCCGCACCAACAAAAGCGCCGCGTACATTCGCACCGTGGCGCAAGACTGGGGCGTCACCAATCACCCTGAGTTCCTTTGCTGATTCACCCGGCGGGGAGCAATCCCCGCCCCTTGTAACCCGTAACCCTGAAAGCCCGCCATGAGCCGTCATCGTCAACACTGCTTACCCGCAAAGCCTGATCAACCGTCAACCCTTGCAATTTGGGCGGGTGCCGCCTTTGCACTGCTTGCGGTTTGGCTGATCACCGTGTTTCTGTTTTCTCTGTAACCCGTAACCCTGAAAGAACCCCATGACAAAATCCGAAGCCCCCGCAATCCTTTCCGGCCTTGTTGACCGCCTTGCGGAGATCAAAGCGCTTACCGCTGATCTCACCGCCGAGTCAGACACAATCAAGCAATTCCTGATCTCTTCGAACATGCCCGCGATTGACGGAACACTACACCGCGTCACCGTGTCACTGCTTGCGGGCAGGGACCGGATTGATTGGGAAACGATTGCCCGCCGGTTTGAGCCCTCACATCAGCTGATCACCGCTCATACCTCACATGGTGAGCCATACCATGTGGTGCGGGTTTCTGCCCGCAAAGGGGGCAAGTGATGAAATTCCACTTCATTGCTCAGTCAAGCAATCGCAAAACGGGACCAATACCCGTTACCTACAGTCAGCGGGAAACGTGCCCGCAATCTTGCCCGCACTATCGTGCTGATTGCTATGCAGAGGATTTTTATACCCGCCTTGCATGGGACAAGGTGCCTCAGAGGGGCGGGGATTTGATCGATCTCACCCGCTCGATTGCGGCACTGCCGGACAATCAACTATGGCGGCACAATGTGGCCGGTGATCTGCCGGGGGCGGGTGAATCGGTTGACGCGGCAGCACTGGGCGAGATCGTGCGGGCTAACTTAGGCCGCCGGGGGTTTACCTACACACACAAAAAAAGCGCTGATGCTATTCACTGGGCGGGGCACGCTACCCGCTGGGGGTTCACCGTCAACTTATCGGCTGATGATTGCGGGGAGGCTGATCTGCTTGCGGAAACCGGCTTGCCCGTGGTTTGCATTGTGCCGATTGATACACCGGAGAAAACCGAAACCCCGGCAGGCCGGACAATCATTGTTTGCCCCGCCCAGTCAAGGGACGATATCGATTGTGCGTCATGTGGGCTCTGTGCCCGGGCTGACCGCCGCGTGATCATTGGGTTTCGCGCACATGGCACCCGTGCCCGGGTTGCTGACGCGAAAGCCCGCCGGGTGATCCCTATCGTGAGGGGTGCTTGATCATGCCCAAAAAACAAGTCTTTCAAATGGCACGGGCAGGGGGCAAAACTGAGCCCGTGGAATATTACCCGCTCGTTTTCATCCGGGGTTCTGATGCTTGGCGCTTGGCATTGCACCGTGAGCCCGTGCTTGCGGGAAAGGGTGATTGGCAAATATCGGACCCGGTGAGCGGGTACAAGGTTTGCCGGATCACCGCCACTTACAAGGGGGTTCCCGTGTCTTCGCATGATCTGACCGTGGCGCAAGCCCGCGAAGCTGCCCTGATTGATCTCGATTCAATGGTTGACCGCGTGGGGGTTGACCGATTCACCCGGGTTTTGAATGAAGCCCAGAAACCAAAACCATTGAAAGGATAACCATGATCACCGACGAACAAGAGCGGGCAGCTTATGCCCGGGGGGATCTGATCACCGCCGCACTGCTTGCCCGGGTTGCTGACCTACAAGCGGCATTGGGGCGGGCTACCGCTGAAATTGATATCCTGACGGATGAACTTTACGCGGCCCGTCAAGAGCAAGCATACGGGGATGAATTATGAACCGCAAAAAACTGCAAGACTTTATCCGCTCAAACGGGTATGCATGGCCCGGGGGCTACCCTTGCGCCCTTGCAATGGAAGACGGGGAAGTGATTGACGCTCAGTCAGCCCGGGAAAATTATCGGCTGATCCGCCGGGAAACCGGCAGGGATTGGACTCCGGTGAATGTCTTCATTCATTGGGAGGGTGAGCCCTTGTATTGTGCCCACAGTGGCCGGGAAATCCCCAGCGCATACGGGGGCAGTGATTGACTACCGTTGCCCTGATCGTAGCCCTTGTAGGGGGCGTGATCCGGCTGATCCTGATCATTCTTTCCCTGATCTTTCGAAAGTAACCCCCGCCCCCGGATCACCCCGGGGGCTTTTTGTTGGACCGTTCACCATGACTCAAATTAAATTCACCGCTGATCTGCTTGCCCTGATGTCCCGCCGGGGGCTTTGCGAAGCCCGGGCAGCTGACCTACTGGGGGTGCCGCTCTTCACCCTTCGAAAGTGGACCGCCGCCCAGCGGGCACCCAGCGCCGCCGCCGTGCGGCTGCTCGAGGTGCTGGGGCTGCTCGAGGCGCTTGCACCCGCGCTGCTCGAGGTGCTCGAGCCCGCGCCCTTGACCGCGCCGCCGCCACGCAAGCGGGGGAGGACCGCGCAGGAGGTCTGACTAAAGGATCGAACTAAAGGATCGAACTAACCGTTGGGCCGACTAAAGCATCGAACTAAAGGATCGAACTAACCGTCAGGCCAATTAATCCATCGTCTCGGGGTCATACCCCTTGACGAACTTGCGCTCTTTGCCCTGCGCCGTGGCGTAGCGGTAAATGTAGTCCGCGTGCCGCTGCTTGGCCTTGACCACCTTTTCGCGGTACTCTCGGAACATGCCAGCGATAGACGGGTTGATGGCCCAGACCACCTGATGCTTGTTCATCTTCTCGTCAATCTGTAAGACCCAGCCAGCTTTCTCCAGTGTGTGCATGGCGTCCAGCACCATCTGGTCTTTCTGCCACTCGTTTTTACCCTCAAGCTGCCGCCGTGCTGACCTCTTGAGACTTCGCAGGTCTACGGTTTGGGTGTCGCTGCTCACCTGAATGATGTAGTCGGTCATCCACTGGTCGAACGAGTCGTCGAGCACCCCCGCAAGCTCGCCCAGAGCGTAGCGGAAGGCGGGGATGATATACCCCCGCACAATGTGGACAACACGGTTCACGAGGTCAACGTCCACGTAAGGGGAGAACGGGGACTCCATGAGGTGCATGATGAGGATCAAACGGCCCGCAGTGCCTTCGAGCTTGCCGAAGGCTGTCATGTACTCACTCGACGCATTGAGCAGCCTCTCGTCACGTTTGGCCCCCTCGTACCATGATTGGAACTCCCTGTAAGCCTCGTATGCCTGGGGGGACATCCTGTACGTCTGTGGGGGCAGCGCGTACACCAGCCGCAGCGTGTTCTCCCACGCCTGGGCGCTCGTCATGTACTCGGGCACGGGGTTGCCCAGCTTGGTCTTGTTCCCGCGCAGGATAGCGGGTATAAACCTCTGTAACAGGCCATCCGCTGCGAGAGAGGCGAGGTTTTGTTTAAAAACCTGGGGCTGGATGTTTCCGTAAATCGATACGGCGAGGTTCTCGCAGTGGATGGCCCCGGCCCCCACGCGATCCATCTCGTAGTGCTCTGACTCATACGAGACGACCCACGCTGACCTGTCCTCCCCGCTGGTCTTGTCTGTCAACTTCCTGATCCATGAGTTCATCTCGTCGAGGTAGCACAGCAGCCCCCGTGGGCGCTCGGCTGCTGATCGCACGAGTTTCTGGCTGGTGATGTCGGAGACGGTGATCTTCAGCGGCACGGGCTGTGGGGGCATCTCGGGCACTGCTGGAGCTTGCGCCCCGAGGAGGGCCTCGGGGGAGGCTGAGAACGCGAGGAAGTTCTTTTTAGCGCTGGCGTAAGCTGCCTCTTTGCCCTCCCAGTCCAGCAGTTCTTTCTGATATCGTGGCCTGTCCTCTGCCTCGATGTCCTTGATCGCGGTCAGCATGGGCCGACTGCCGGGTGACTTCTTGTCCGCTGGATCGCCGAGGGTCATCAGCCACAGCACCGGGGGCACCTTGAACCCCGGCATCAGTTCGAGCCTGATGCGGGCATCAACAACCCCGCAGACAGCGCTCAATCCAGCGAACAAAGGGACCAAAGGGTCACAGCCCACGCTTTCTGCTATCTCGTTGGCACGGGTCTGCAAGATCGAGGGCCACAGCGTCATGTCCATCTCGGGAGGTGGTGGCCGCAGCCCCTGCGTGACATCGACCGGGGCCATCGGTGGGGTATCAACTTTGCTGAACAGTGCAGCCGCGTCAGGCGTGGGTCTGGTCCAGCCGTGCTGCTTGGCAATGTGGAACAAGGTGCCTAGCTTGACCGCTGTGGCCTTGTCGTTGCGGAAGCTCGCCCACTGGGTCACGATACCGCGCTCGCCTGGGTACTTGGCCGGTGACTGGGCTGACCACTCGTTCCACAGTTGCAGCGCCTGCTCGGGCTGCTCGGTCTGGGTGCCCGCCCAGTGGAGCGCCATGCCCACGTTGACCCACTCCTCGCGGGCGCAGTCGGCAGGGATGGCCTCAAGCGCCTGCCTGATCTCCTCCCACGAGGCGTCAACCTGCTCACCCGTGGCGATGGTGCGCTCCTTGTCCTGACCGAGAAGCTCCTGCCAGATGTCAAGCAGCACCTGGGGGATCACCGGCAGGCGTGTCCAGTGCCCGAGCCCCGCCCAGTGATAGGGCTGGCGGGTGTCTGGGTGGATCGACGGGGGCAGTACGTCCTGCACCGTGAGGCCGTTGGCCGTGGCGCAGCGTAGCTCGTAGGCTGTCGAGGCGTTGACAATGATCTTCTTGCTCGGCAGCGCGAGGCCGAAGGGCATCCGGTACAGCAGCTTGCCGTGGCCTGGGCGACCGCTGTTGATGATTACAGCGTCAGGGGCAGCGTAGAGCGCGTCGAGGTCGATCCCTTGGGCCACCGTGGCGTCCCAGTTGTCGATGTCAAAGGCCATCGTGCCGCTGTACGCATGGGCCAGCCCGATGCCGTAGCCGTGCATCAACTCGGTCTGATCTTTGAGACACTTCTCGCGCTTGTTCCAGCCCACGGCAGCGGCACCTGTTGGCCCCTTGGTGCCCGGTGGGATGGGCACGAGTGACCAGCCGTGTCTGATGTACGCATCGACTGATGCTGGGTGTTGTTGCACAGATTGAACCGCTGTCATACACTGCCCTCGTTGGTGATTGCAGTTGCCGACGCTCCTCTAACCTTGATTTGACCGCCTCGGCTAACCCCCGAGGCGTTTTTTTTGGTGCTCATGATTTCCTGCTCAAAATATTTTTAACTTGGTTGTGCTACAAAGTGCTTGAACTGTATCACGACACATGCTAGGATAGCAACCATGTCATCAAAACCTCTTTCCCAATTTATGACCGTGAGGCTCAAGCCCTCCGATCACAAAGCGTTCCGCGCCAAGGCGTCCCGATACGGAGGCGTATCAGAGGTCTTGCGCGAACTGGTTGTTGCGTTCTTAGAGGACCGCATGACCATCACTCCCCCTAGTAACCCACGTAAGGAAAATTTGTATGTCACTCGAATCCAAGATTGAAGCCCTCACAGCCGCCGTCATTGCCCTGACCGCGAAACTTGAGTCCAATGTAGCGCCTGTTGCGCCAGTTGTCATCACCTCGGTGGCACCCGCAGCACCACAGACCGTGACCGTGCAGCCAGCCCCTGCACCTGTTGCCCCACCTGCTCCAGTGGTTGCCATGCCCGCGCCTCCCACGTTCATGGCGGCACCATCCCCTGCCCCTGTCGGCGCACCGTTCAGTGACCCCAAGGGCTTGATCACCTACGTGATGGCATCGTACACAGCCCTCGGCCCCCAAAAGGGTGCCATGATTCAAGGCGTCTTGACCAGCCTGGGCTACCAGAACATCAACGATGTCAAGCCCGAGCATTACGGTCAGTTGTTCGCTGGTGTTGAAGCTCTGAAAGGCTGATCATGGCCGACAAATACTTGCCAGCATTTCCTCACACCATTGAGCATCTGCATGAGCCTGTGACAACAGGCATGACGCTCAGGGACTACTTCGCAGCCAAGGCAATGCAGGGGGTTCTCGCATCACTCCAGGAGGGGGACGACTTCAACGCACGCAGTTGCAGGTGGTGCTACAAAGTTGCCGACGCCATGCTGGAAGTGAGGGAGTCGTGAGCGATCACGCCAAGCTGTCCCCCTCAAAGCGCAGCCGTTGGGCCTTGTGCCCCGGCAGCATTCGAGAGGAGGCCAAGTACCCTGACCCCGGCAGCGGCCCCGCTGCTGCCGATGGCACACACAGCCACACGCTGCTGGAGCACTGCATCAACATGGGAAAGCCTGCTCATTCCTGCATCGGTGCATCAATGAATGACCATGAGGGACCGTTCATTGTTGACACTGACCGTGCATCTCGTGTGCAAGTTGCGCTTGATTACATCTACAGCAGGTTTTCGAGTGAATGGGAACGTGACCACGTTAAAGGTTGCAAACTCATTTCTGAGCAGAAGGTTGACCCCGAGCACCTGCTGGGTCGTAACGACTTGTCGGGCACTGTGGACGTTCAGATTATCGGTGGCGACACCCTTGAGTTGATCGACTACAAGGACGGCATGGGCATCGTTACAGCCGAAGGTAACTTGCAGCTTGAGCAGTACGCCTACGGTGTCCTGGCAGGCTACAAGCTGCCTGTCAATGCCGAGTACCCCATCAAGACGATTCGCATGACCATCATTCAGCCCAAGATGGCGCTGCGGGGGATGCCCGCCATCACCTCGCATGATGTTTCTGTGCGTGACTTGTTGTCGAGAATGGGCATAATCGTCACACAAGCTGCTGCCACCGATGCACCGGACGCACCGCTTGTACCGGGTGAAAGTCAATGTAAATTCTGCCGTGCCAAGGGCTCATGCTCCGCGCTGGCAAGTAACGTAATGAAGGAGGTCGGGATCATGTTCCAGCCTGTTGTAAGTCAAACACTCGATGTCGCGCAGCAATCTGCCGACAAAGACCCATCTACTATGGATGACGCCCAGATCAGGCAGATCATGGAGGCAGCGCCTCTCATGCGCCAACTCCTCGAAGGCGTTGAGAAGGAAGCCCTGCGCCGCTTGGAAGCTGGTCAGACCATTCCCGGCTTGAAGCTGGTCAACGGTCGTGGCTCTCGTGCTTGGGCGCTGCCCGAGGACAAGATGGCCGAGAAGCTGGTCAAGATGGGCATCCCCAAGACGGCCATCTACGAGACGAAGCTCGTCACCCCCGCCAAGGCTGAGAAGCTGACATGGGAAAAGCGTGACGGCAGCAAGGTCACACTGACCGAGCGTCAACTCAAAACGATGGAGACAGAGTACGTTGTCAAGATGGCTGGCAAGCTCTCCGTCGCCCCTGAATCCGATGGCCGTCCGGCTGTCGTGTTGAATGCTGCGCCGCTTTTTAGCGCAGTTGAGTCCCTGCCCTCGTGGCTTTCTTAAACTGGAGTAACTGTAATGTCCGACATCATTTTTCTGTCAAATGTCCGTTTGTCTTTCCCCCACCTCGCTGAACCACAGCGACAGATCAACGAGCAAACCGGCAAGGAGCGCGTCAGCTACAACTGCGAGTTCATCATGCCCCAGGACCATCCTGGCTTCGCGCAGTTCATGCAGAAGTACGGTGCCCTGGCGCTGGAGAAGTGGAAGGAGCACGCCCAGACAGTCATGGGTATGATCCAAGGCGACCGCAAGACGCGCTGCTATGGTCGTGGCGAGGAGAAGGTCAACAAGAAGACCTTTCAGCCCTATGACGGCTACGCTGGGCATGTGTTCATCACGGCGGGCAAGGACTCGCAACCTCAGATGATCCAGGCTGACGGCCAGCCCATTGATCCTACCAATACGATGGCTTACCAGCAGCTTGCCCGCAAGATGTACGGTGGTTGCCGCATCAACGCTGCTGTCAAGCCCTGGCTGCAAGACAACAAGCATGGCCGTGGCATCCGCTGCGACCTGATTGCTGTCCAGTTTGCCGGTGATGACAAGGCGTTCGGTGAAGGTGCTGTGGATGCATCGAGCATGTTTGGTCAAGTTGCCGGTGCGCCTGCTGGCATGTTCGGCGCTGCGGCTCCCGTGGCTGCGCCTGCGATGCCCTTCCCGCCGTTCATGATGAGCCATTAATTGAGAATCGGTGACTCGGCCAGACGCATCTGGACGGCAACAAAACGGTGAGATACGTTGTTGGAAAAAGTAACAGGATTACAGCCAGTGTAGGCGACGCCCGCGTCGGCGTGGTGTACGGTGACGACTCACACAACTTCGGTTGGGGTACACAAAACTGCGAAATGACCAACAACGTAGAAATGCTCACAGGGAAGTAACCAATCTTCCAGTCACCACCCTACCGAGTAACCGTAATGAGTAACGACTATGTGTACGACATCGAAACCTACCCCAACGTCTTCACGCTGGCGGTGGAGCATTCAGAAGCACCGATACGCTGGTCTTTTGAGATCAGCGACTGGCGCAACGACTCCCGTGAGATCGTCGCGTTTCTCCAGCATCTCAAGGATACGGATGCCCGCATGGTCGGGTTCAATAACTTGGGGTTCGACTACCCCGTCCTGCATACGCTGACCCGCATGGGTACTTCTACTGCGGCCACGCTGTACGACAAAGCGATGGCGATCATCAACTCGCAAGACGAGGATGACGGCAGATGGGCACACCAAGTCAGCCTGTCTGACCGCTTCGTGCAGCAGATTGACTTGTTCAAGATTCACCACTTCGACAACCGGGCAAGGTCAACGAGCCTCAAGGTGCTGGAGTTCAACATGCGCTCGGACAACATTGAGGACTTGCCGTTCCCTGTGGGCACCACGCTCACGCAGGCCCAGGTGCCCGTGCTCAGGAAGTACAACGCGCACGATGTTGCACAGACCAAGAAGTTTATGCAGGTCACGACCGACATGCTTAATTTCCGCGAAAAACTATGCACGTTGTACCCCGGCAAGGACTGGCTGAACTTCAACGACACCAAGATTGGCAAGGAGTTCTTCACCATGAAGCTCGAAGAAGCCGGTGTTGCCTGCTACGACTTCGGCAGCAAGGGGCGCACACCTCGGCAGACCAAGCGGCCAGTCATCGCGCTCAAGGACGCCATACTGCCTTGGATCAGCTTCCAAGACCCTGAGTTCAGCCGGGTGCTGGACTGGCTCAAGGCTCAGACCATCACCGAGACGAAGGGGGTCTTCACAGACTTGGCCGCTGTCGTCAATGGCTTCACGTTTGTCTTCGGCCTTGGCGGCATCCACGGCTCCATCGAGTCAGAGGTCATTGAGTCTGACAATGATCACATCATTGTTGATCTTGATGTCACCTCGTACTACCCGAATTTGGCTATCGTGAACGGGTTCCACCCGGCTCACTTGGGGCAACAGTTCTGCGTTATCTACAAGAACCTGTTCGAGCAGCGCAAGTCGTACCCCAAGAAGTCGGCTGAGAGCGCCATGCTCAAGCTGGCCTTGAACGGTGTGTACGGCGACAGCAACAACCAGTTCA